GCATCTGACAATCTGTTCGGTCAAGTTAAGATTGAGTTCACACCTGCATCGGGTGTACCTAACCCATCACACGACCTCTATATTGTCGGTGAGGATGAGCCAGTGGCTAGAGGGATATCGAGTGGGTATATCTACAACACTCCAGCAGGGACGCAGACATACTATGTCAAGGCTTGTAATTCTGCGGGATGTGCAGACTCTAAAACTGATGAGGGTACTTCACTTCTTATGGAGATAATCATCGACTACGACACAACAACTCACCCGCAATACGTTACTGGTGGGGTTGATGGTGATTGGGTCTTCACTCCGCCTGAGGGTTATGATGAGTTTCAAGTATGTATTGTTGGTGGTGGGGGTTCTGGTGCTAACGAGACTGACAACTGTTCAACAAATGTTTATGAGTTTATAGGTGGTGGCAAAAGCGGTGAGGTTGTATCAACAAACATTGCCCCACTATCGGATGTACTTATCCATATAGGCAAAGGTGGAGTGCCGAACTTTTCTACCTCTCAAGGTGTTGGTGGTGAAGCAACGACCGTTGATAACATCACTGCTCAAGGTGGTATCGGTGGATATGCTTCAGAAAATCAAGATGAGGTTTATCACAAAGGGGATGGAGATATTCGCACAACTTGTGGGGGTTCACAAAGAGACGGTTCACTCTATATAAAACAGTGTGGTATCAATTTACCTGATATCTATTTTTATGGTGGTGAGTCTTCTGGTTTTGGTAAAGGTGGTGATGGCTATAACACACCTGCATCAAGTGATGGTATTTATGGCTCTGGTGGTGGAGCAGGTACTCAAGATGCAGTGGTTATTGTCGGTAAAGGTGGTGATGGTAGAGTTATCATCACACCAATTTAATATAAGGAGGAAACAATGGGACTAGCATCCGCAGCAATTGCCTCAGCGGTTATTGGAGCAGGTACATCACTCTATGCTGCCAATGAGCAGAAAAAGGCTCAAGATGAGGCTGCTCGTATGGCAGCAGAGGCGGCAAGGTTAGAGGAGGAGAGACAACGCTCAATATTTGAGGCGACTAAACCTCAAGAGGAGGCAGCCAAGATAAGTTTTGGTCTTGATGACGATGAGGAGATCTTACCTGCCTATTCTGAGTTCATTACGCCAATCACTCCAAATAACACGATATCCTCTTTAGGGTTTGGTACATTGGGAGGAACGGTGTAGTGCATCCGATACTTAGAGAACTCATTGAGGATTTAGAGAAAAACTATCCCGACCGTGCCTCAATGTTAGAGGGTAAAAGTGAGATTGAGCGTGAGAGATATCTCTCTAAACTAGAACTGATTGAATATATAAAATTAAGGGTGAAAAATGACTCCAAGTGAATACTATAACTCAAAAGTTACCGATAGAAAAATCTATGAAGACCGTGCAAAACTTATTGCTAAACTAACAATACCGTATATCATTCGTGAACCGACTGATAACTCGACAACAACAATGACTGATACAAGTAATCAGTCTTTTGGTGCTAAACTTATCAATACCCTCAAAGCTAAAATGGGTATGGCTCTATTGCCACCAAGTACGTCAAGTTTCAAGCTAGAGCCTAATCCTGAGGCATTGGCTGAACTTACAGGCGGGAGTGCTGATAACAATGCCAAAGTAGCACAGCTAATCTCTCAAGCGACTGATACTATCAATAAGGAGCTAGAGCTTCAACAAATTCGCTCATCACTCTTTGATATCATTGTAGAGATGCTCATCGTTGGTGCTGTTATTGTGGAGAAAAAGAAAAATAGTGGCATCTTGCTTCATAAGCTTCAAACTTTCGTTGTTGATTTAGACCCACAAGGACAACCGATTAAGTTCTGTATTAAAGAGGTGCTCCCACCTGAGAGTGTTCCTGATGATATTCAACTCAAAGACCCTGAGGCTGAAGAGGACGTTAAACTCTATACCCAACTAGACCTTGACCAACAGAGTAAAAAGTGGATTATGACTCAAGAGCTTGATGGTGAGATTGTCGGGGATGAGAAAACGTTTAAAGATTATGACTCTTTACCGTTTAGATATTTTGGATGGACGTGGATAACAGGGGATGACTATCATCGTCCTTATACTGAGGACTACTATAAAGATTTAGAACAGCTCGATAAACTCCATAAACTCTTAGTTGATGGTTCAATCGTTGCTGCTAAAACTCTTCTCTTTGTGAATGAGAGAGGTGGGAGAACTCGTAAAGATGAAGTGGCATTATCAAATAACGGTGATGTGATTGATGGTGTTGCAGATGATGTTACGGCTCTTCAATTAGGTAAAAACTATGACTTCCAAATACCTATGGAGATGATGCAAGATCTTAAAAAGACTCTATCCTCAGCGTTCCTTATGAACGAGTCTGTAACAAGGGATGCAGAACGTGTTACTGCACAAGAGATTAGATTTATGGCTCAAGAGCTTGAGACATCATCTCTATCGGGTATCTATTCTAAGTTGGCTCTTCAATGGTCTAAGTGGATTGTTGAGAAGATTATGGAGGAGCTTAATATTAAGTTCAATGAGATTGACGTGAAAATATTAACCGGTCTTGATGCTTTAGGTAGAAACCAAGAGGCACAAAAACTTGATGCGGTAGTTATGCGACTAGCCAACTTAGGGATGGCTCATTGGCTTAAAGAGGATGAGCTTGTTAATCGCTATATGGCGTTTGAGGGTGTCAATAGTGTTAATCTTATCAAGACACCTGCTGAAGTCGATGCAGAACTTAAACAGGCTCAAGCGATGCAGGCTGCACAACAAGCCGACCTTGCAGCAGCTCAAGAGGGTGGCAAACGTGTGGTGGATAACGCAATACCACCTCAACAATAGTAACAACTTTGTTAAGTTGTGCTACAATTATGATACTAAAAATTAAGGAGAATATATGGCAGCGCCTAAAAAGAAATTAGATGAAGAGAAAGCAAGTAAAGATATTGCCGAAATCGCCGATCGTGATTTTGAAATCGTAGGAGGTCAAATTAAAGGTCTAAATATTAAAGTTATGACACCTGATGAGTATAGAGCCTATTCAGCTGAGAATGGTCTCGTTATGGGTCGTCGTCCTAATCAAAAGACACAGTGCTCCATTGAAGAGTTAAGAGCTCTTATCAATTCAAATTGGAAACCATCAATGGTTATGGAGAAACACGGTATTACTCCAGAAGAGTTAAAACAACTTGTATGGAAGTTGAGTAAAAAAGAACTACGTGATAAACCTATTAAGTTCTCTATTGAGGGTGATTTTTTCGGTCGTGAGGGGTAAGCTATGAATGAAGCATTAACGCCAGAACAACAACAACAACAACAACAACAACAACAACAAACGCCTGAGGATGGACAATTACCATCTAACGAACCAACTTTACCAAGTGAAGCCCCTGCTCCAGTTGAGTTAGAGAGTTTGACGCAGGGTTTAGAAGAGCTTGTTAAAGATGGTATGATTGGTGGGAAGTTCAAAACTGTTGCTGATATGATGGCATCGTATAAAGACCTTGAGGCTAAATACGCTAACGCCAGAAGAGAGTTAGTACAAGATGGTGGTAATCAACAACAACAACAGCAACAAGAGCAGCAGCAGCAACAAGAGCAACAGCAACTTATGCAAAAGCAACAAGAGGTGATTAATGATTTACTTCCAAAATTCATTGAAAACGGGATGCAACTGAATGATGAGCTAATTCAAAAAGCAAAAGAGGTTGGTATTGATGAACGAGATATCAAACTCAAAGCTTATGAAGTAAAAGAGGCAGCTCAAAAAGCTTATAGCGTTGTTGGTGGTAAAGAGAACTATGAACAGATGCTAAATTGGGCTAAAGAGGCACTCCCTCAAGAGAAAAAAGTAGAGTTTGACAAAGGCCTTGCTTCTGATATGAGCGAGTTCGCTATCAAAGGTCTTTGGTATGAGTTTGAAAAAGCTAAAAAAGACGGCTCATATGAACGCATTACAGGTAACCCATCACCTGATACACTTAGAGGCTATACAAATAGAGCAGAGCTTTAT